TTACTCCTTGGACTGTGGGCGTTGTTGCGCTTTCAGCGCAGCTTGTTGTGCCTGCTGGCGCATCTTCTGTTGGTGCACCTGCTCCTTGTGCTGCAGTTCTTGCTGGGCCAGTGCAGCCTTGATACGTGGGTCTTCACCCTGGCCGCGCTGCATTTCTGCCGCCTTGAGCTGCAACTCAGCTTGCTTGATAGCCAGATCGCCCTGGACCTTCTGCTCCTTGGTCTTGGCTTCTTGCGCCTTAATCTGAAGCTCAGCTTGCTGCATCTGCACCATCGGGTCCTGCTGCGCTTGCTGGGCTTGGGCTTGTTGGGCCTTGGACATATTCAACTGCAGCAACTGCGTGGACGCCTGGGCCACCAGACGAGACAGCTCGACCTCAATGTCCTCAGGCATCTCCTGATCAGGAGGCGGCAGGGGTACACCCAACTGCTCTTCAACCTTCTTGCGATAGTTGAACGCCAAGTGCTCGGCTACGTGAGCCATGATGGCTGCGCCCATCTGCTGACCCATTGGGCTCTGCCCAATCTGTTGCGCCATCATCGGGTCCTGCATCAGCGAAACGTGCACTGCAATGTGGGCGTCATGGTCTTGGTAGATGAACGCCTTGGTCGGCTTGCCGTTCAGGAACGCCATGTTCTCGCTGACCGGATCTCTCGGGGTCATGTCGTCCTCGATGGGCACCAGCTTGTCCGCGTTCTTGATGCCCAGCACCTCGATCATCTGCCGGTGAAGCTGAGGCAAGTTGTAAATCTGCGGAGCCTGTTGGGCCAACTGAATGACCGCTTGGTACTGCATGATCCGCTGCGCCATCGTGGCGCTGTTGGGGTCACTGACCGGGATAACTTCTACCAAGTCGTAGTCGGCTTGCTTGGCTTTGCGGTTACCCTCAGCCGGGTCGTAGCTGTACTCCTGCGGGGTGTAGTCGCGGATGATGGCCTTCAGGAGCTTAAACTCCTGCTTCATGGCAAAGTGCACCCGAGCCTGCACAGCAGACATCGTTTTCAACTGGCGCTCAAGCAAGGCCAAAGTGGTACCCACCGGAGCCTGAGCACTCATGTCGCTGACCTTCATGTCAGCAATAGACCCAAGCCTGCGACCCTCTTCATTGATCTGCGTGAGCAGAGCAAGCAGAACTTGGCTCGGCTCCTTGTAAGGCAGAGTCATGATGTTGTCTTTGATAGCCCCAGACGGGACATCAACATCACGGAACTCACCAGGGGCAATGGGGGTGTCGTCCCCCTTAACGCGCAGTCCTCGGCTCTTCAGGCCACCGGGCAGGTTGGACAGGGTGCCAGCATCAACGAGCTGGCGTATGAGGGAAGTGCCAGCGCGAGCATAACCACCAATAATGTGGATAAGACCCAAGCCATAAGCGCCAAAGCCAGGAATATACGTGTACTGGACGAAGTGCTGTCGCTTGAGCTTTTGCTCGTCGTCTTCGTTCCAGTTTCGTCGGATCGCCAGAACTTCATTTGTCCCTCGATCAATGGTGATGACATACGGCAGTGCTATGCCGTCCTCATCTTCGTACCCCGGCAGATCATAGTCAACATGAACCTCGTAGATTTGATACCGGTCATCGTCGGTTAGGGAATACCCTTGGTCCTCGGCCTTTTTCTTCTCAATATCAGAGAAGAACGACTGCGGCTCTCCCAGATCCACGTCCTTGTAGAACCCACTGACCTGCAGCTTCTTGATCTCGTTCTTGGTCTTACGCATCACGTGCGTAACACGCGGAGCGTTGAGGATGCTTGACGCCCCATAGGGCATGATGATGTCCTCGGCTGAGATGAACATCGCCGCCTGACGGTCCAGGCTGGGGTCAAAGTAGACCTTCTTGAACGCAGAACCCGCAAGGCCCAAGGAGTAGAGCATGCGCTCATGCTCAGGCCGGTACTCCGGCATAGCCTCGGTCAGTTGGTAGTTCATGTCCTCACGAACACGTTCAGCCGCCTCTTCCTTCAGCTTGTCGATGGCACCAACGATCTCAGTCTTGACTGGCCCCTGTGCAGGGAAAGTCTCAATGATGGTGTCTGACTGGAACCGAATAGCCGCCTCAGTCAGGATGGTGGAATACACACCACATGCACCGTTCCACGGCTCAGTGCGCTCCTCATACTTCATCCCAAGGACATCCAAGCCCTTGACGAACATCTCCACCCAGTCCTTACGTGAGTTGATATCCCCCTCGATATCACCGATCAGATCTGAGGCAAGCGTCTGAAGCTCGCCTTCATCCATGTACTCGGCAAGGTTTGCGTCGAATTCTTCCGCTTTGGGGGCCTCAGGCATTAGATCAATCTCGACCCCATCAATCCCAATGCTTACAGCTTCTGGGTCCTCGATTTCGATCTCAATCGCAGGCTCCTGCGTCATCAGAGCAGGGTCAAAGGGCTCAAGTGCGCGATCAACATTCGTAACCATGGTTTATTGCCTTTTATTAGCTGCTCAATAATAAGCAGCACGTCTGCTGCTTTTGAAGTACCGGACATCCTCTTTTTCATCAGAGGGGAGGCGCAAAAACCCGCCTTGTCTGAACCGCATCAATGCAAGAGTTGTTGCATCAACCAAGTCATCGTGCTCCCCGGAAGGGAAAGCTGCAACTTCATCCATCAACTCTTCTGCCCAGCGGGTTTGCGGCACCCAGACTTTACCTGAAGCGATGATGTCTGAGACGGAATTCAGCCGTGCGATCTTGTCCTGGCCCTTAGACGGGGTGTACTCCTGAACTGGGATGCCCATCGCCCGCAAGTCATAGATCAGTGGGGCACCGGAGGCTTTCTTCTCAATCAACAGCCCATCAGGCTCCCATTCTTTGTATTCAGCCAGCACATCACGCTTCAAATCAGGGAACTCAACTCGCTTTTTATATGTGTTGAGCAGAATGATGTTGGGCATGTCGTTGTCTTCTTCGTTGTAGAAGACGCCCCAAGTTGTACCCGCAGAGTAGTCAGCACGCTGATGCTTCTCAAACGCAGTGTCCCAAGTCTGTAGGATGTACTCGCATTTGGGGGGCTTTTCGCGCTCCCAAATCTTCCACCAGTCCCGCTTCACAATAGCGGACTCATTACCTACTGGGTTCTGCTGGTACTGGGCCTGCCACTTTGCGTTTGGCAGTTCCTCATGCAGGGCTTCAAGCTCTTCAATAGACCAAAACTCGGGCCATAAGGGTTTACCCGAAGGCATAATGGCTGGAAATTCGATCACTTCCCAGTCAGTCTCACCCCGAAGTGCTGCATTTTTAAGCACTTGGCCTGTTAAATCCCGCTGTGCCCAGCGGGTCATCACTACAACAATGGCCCCACCCGGCTGCAAACGCTGACGGGGGCCTGACGTGTACCACTCGTACACTTTGTCGTACACATCTGGGTTGACTGCAGCCAGTGCAGCCTCTTGTTCGGAGTGCGGGTCATCAATAATCAGCAAATCGGCACCCTTACCGGTCACTGCACCCCCTACACCGATAGCAAAGTAGTCACCACCCTTGCTGGTATTCCACCGCCCGGCTGCTTTTGAGTCTGCTTGCAGGCTCAGGTCAGGAAAAATGCTGTTGTAAACCTCAGAATCGACCAAATTTCGCACTTTTCGACCAAAACCAACCGCCAATTCGGCTGTGTGTGAGGTCTGGATGACCTTCCTGTGCGGAAACTTGCCCAAAAACCAGCTTGGAAGCAGGTAAGAAGCAAACTCTGACTTGGTATGCCGTGGCGGCATGTTGATGATTAGCCGCTTTAGCTCACCTTTGGCCACCCGCTCAAAGGCTTCAGCCATTATTTTGTGGTGCCGACCGGAAATGAAGGTCGGCCAGACCCGCTCCACAAACTTGATGAACTTAGTCTGAGCTAGCTCCTTCTGCTTGAGTTTCTCCAGCTTGAGCAGTTGAGCCTCGAGCACCCGCAAATCAGCCTCTGACATCATGTCAAGGACTGAAGGGATGTCCCTAAGACTGACTTCACTCAGCATCTGCTGGCCCAGAATTTTCTAGCTGGTGGATCAAAGCTGGTTTGCCCAGGTGGGCGTCCAAATCTGTAATAGGCACAGCATCCACTACGTCTGCATGCAGCAGGCGTTTGATCCGCTCCTTGATGCTGTTCTCCAGATCTGAGGATGTCTTGTGGGTAACGGTGATTTCACTGCGTTCAGTGAACAGGCCCACGTCCGAATGCTTGCCCAGCAACTCGAGTGCTTTGATCTCAATCTTTGGGTCACCGCAAGCTGCCAACTCCACCAGCCGATTTGTGATGAACGTACGTGCTTGCTGAACGTCTTTGATGACTTGATAGTCGTACTCCGACAGAAGCAGGTTCAGCTTCTTGGCAACCGCAGGTATCTGCAGTGCGCGGGTTGAGCCTTTTTCCTTGGAGGACTTGATCAACTCCCGAGCAGCATGCGCATCTGCTTCGGTCATGTCAATGTTACCACCCAGCTCTTCTATTAGAGCGGCAGTGTTGGCTGCTACGGCCAGCTTGTCTTTGTAGACCGCAGGCTCTTGAGCTTCCAGATCAAAAGG